GCCGTTCCGGTCGCGTAGTAGTTGCCCACGTTGTTGAACGAGGTCTGCGCTGCGCTGCCCACGAGGGCGGTCGCGGTACGCATGGAGCGAGCCGTCATGGCGAGCTGCGCCTTCGCACGAGCGTGCTGGGCGACAACGTCCCACGCGGCCTGCTTCACGGTCTCGTTCGGGATGTAGAACGGGTAGGCGAAGCGAGCAGCGGTGAACGCCACGAAGTCGTGCTGGTTCATCTTGCCGACCGGGCGGTCATTGCCCAGGGGCCAAGCGAACTCGTTCACATCAGTCACGCGGACGTTGTCGTCCGAGTCAAGACGAAGGTAGTAGCCCGTCATCTGCTGGGTGGGAACGATCTGCGCGTACTTCGTGATGGGGAAGGTGTTCACCGCACGGGTGAATTCAACCTGAAGAGCGCCCGTTGCGAGGGCATTGGTGGAGGGGACGAACGTATTCAGTCCGCCACCGACTGCGACATAACTCATGGTAAGACCTCCTTAAGGTCAGGGATCAGATCGCCTTGGTGGCGGGGAGACGGTAAGCCCAAAAGATCGCGCCAACCGACGCGGCCTCAAGAGCAACGAACAGGGCAACATCGCCCGAAGTGGTGGTTGCCACGGCAGCGCCAGCGGTGGTTGCCTTGACGGCATCACCAGCAGCAATAGCGGTGGAGCCGTTGCACTTGAGCTGCACGCAGTTGGACGGCTGGAGGCTGATCGGGTCGCCGGCAGCCGCGTGGAGCGCGGAGTCGAAACGACGAGTCGAACCGTCAGCAGCGCCGACAACGTAGTCAGCAGCAGCGGTGGAAGCCGCGCCCGTGAATGCCGTGGTGGACATCTTCACGATGGCGTAGGGGTTGATGTCGCCGCCTGCGATGAGATTGGGGGAGAACTGAAGCATTTCTGTAGTGTCCTTCTGCGATTAACGCTTGATGCGGGAGTTGATGGCCTTGGCGAACTCTTCCGGCTTTCCGGCGAATTCCTTGACCAACGAGGAGATGTCGCCACCGCTGACGGTCTTCGGCATGGCCGCACGGCTCATGTCGATCTTTGCGCCGATGGGGTCACGGGAGAACAGGGAGCGCCACGACTCAAGCAGGGCAACCGGGTCGCGGCTAGCCTGGAGCTGGGTCATGAGGTTGTCGCGCTGCGACTCGGGGATGCGGTAGCCGTCCTGCTCGAGGATGTCAATCTCGCGGGAGAACTTCTCGCGGCGCACTTCGGCCTCAAGGCGTTCCATGCGGGACTTGAGGCGAGCGTTCTCCGAACGCAGGGCGTAGGTCGAACGGGCAGCCACCACGGGCATGGCATCTTCTTCCTCTTCGATGTCAATCGAATCCGGCGCACCCTCGTGCGAACCAATGTCGATGTGGACGCCGTCCTCGGCATTCTTGGACTTGTATTCCATGTCCGTGATGGTCTCGGCGGACATCTCGTCCTTCTCTTCCTTGGACTCGTCCTCACCGAACTTCTTCTTCATCATGTCAGCGAGTTCGCCGATGGCGCACTTCATCGCCTCAAGCTCTTCGCGGTAATCGTTGGATGCCATTGAGGCTTCCTCCTTGGTGGTCGCCGGGACAAAGGTGTTGAGTCCGCCTCCGACCCCGGCGAGGTCGAAGTTTGACTTGGAACAAGTGATCTTCTTCCCCTCGCGGGCGAAGTGGGTATCGGGCAGCGGCCGGCGCGGGGTCTCGCGGCCCAGCAGGGCCACTTCCGACAGGTGGTTCGATTCAGCCCAAATCTCTGCCGACCGACGCGGGAACGCGTTGGTTGCAATGAGGCTGTCGAAGATGGGCTTGTTCACCTCCATGTCTCCCACAATGTAACCGATGCCATTGCGTTCTTCGTAATTGATCGTGGGAATTCTGCCCACCGCGCTCTTCGGCTCGTCCCCGTTCTTCTCGTGCATGACCACGACCTGGGGGAATGAGCCACGCGCCATGTGGGCGCGGGTGGCGCGGACGATGGACTTCAGGCGCTCGTTGTTGAACCGCTTGAGTTCCGGGTCGGCCTCACCATCGTCAATGGCCGGGTCAAACGCCATGAACAGCTCCACGCGCTCAATCTTGATCTTCTCGCCGTCATCCTGGACGCTGTGCGATGCCTTGCTATTCACGGTCTTGTCCTCCTTGCGGTCAAGTTCCTTGCTCTTGCGGTCGGCCCACGCCTTGCCGGCATCTCCGCCCCACAGAAGCCACGCGATATACCCGGCAGAATCCTTGCCCCAGCCCTCGCCCTTCTTGTCCACCTCGTGGCGGGCGCAGTAGGAGTGCATCCGGCGCACCGTGTCCGGGGACAGGTTCTTGCGGTTCTTGATGTCCCGCGCTCGAGCCACGCCCACCTCCGTGCCGCCACGGCCGTGCTTCTCGCGCAGCGCCAGCCCACGCTCGGCGTTGGCGGCCATCTCGTCGGTTGGCTTGAGGTCAATTTCCATGTCAGGTCAACGCTGATCCCAGCAGGGATGCAACACAAGAGGTCACTACACCGTCGTACCCATTGAGCGCCTGCGCCACTCCAAGGAGGTGAGCCTGTCCAGTCGGGTCATATAGTGAACCGGATGGGGCAGGTCCGTTGGTCAGCTTGATTGCCGAATATCGGGAAGCGATGTCAAACACCGCAACACCATATGCGTCGTTGGCGTTAGTAGCCGCCCAATCACTTGCTCCGGTTGCAACCGCAGCACGCGCCGAGTCCCAGGATGCCACGCTGGTGGTCGGATGCGTCACGGACATCACAAAGGCAAGGTTTGAAATCGACCCGCCAATGGTCTGCCACCGCGCTGCGATACGGTTCCTGATCCGTTCCGCCCCGGCAATCCATGTGCTGCTTGAATCAGGGCCATTGATGCCGCTGTTGAGCCAAACAATGGCGCGACCGGAGCCGCCTGCCATCATCTGACGATCACGGATCTCCTTGAGGAAGGAATCAAGAACCTCGTCACATCCCTCCACCCGATCCGCAAGCTGGGACGTAGTTCGTCCGCCGCTCCCGGTCAGGTTGCTTACAGAATAACCCTTGCGGTTCTTTGCCGTCACGCTCATCCAAAGCGCTGCAAACGGTCCGGTTGGTGCGTTAGGAGCGCCCTGGTTTGCACCGTCCCATGAGCAGTAAACGCCCATGTTTCCACCAACAGCGGTCGTGGTGGTCGTGAAATCAAGCGTAGCAGGAGTCGTGCTGTAGCCAGCCGTACCCGTGTTCGTTTGGAACGACGAGCTGCGCTGGTTCAGACTAAAATCGGACTGATTGAACACACTCAACTTGAACGATCCGCTGCCCGTGGCAAACGTGCCATAGACAAGGCGATACTGCAAGACTTGATTTCCGGTCCCCGCAAGACCGTAGGCAATCGGCTGCTCCTTGTTCACCCAAACGGCGTTGCTTGTACCGCTTGAGGAAGTCCATTGTTCTCCAGCAGCAAGCGCACAAGGAGTCCATTGCCAGTTGTTCGGCTTGAGGAGCATCGTTGTGTCATCGTTCGTGAAGTTCGTGCTGTCAAAGCCAAGTGCTGTCGCGCAAGCGTTGATTGCCGTGTCGCTGGTGTAGCGAACCATCTGCCGCATGGTTCCACCCAAACCACCTCCGCTTGCTGCGCCGTTCAGAGATGTAGTCAAGACAGCGCCGACAAGCGGTGCTTGATCTGCGTTTAGGCTGACAAACGTAGTCGTATTTAGGAAATTGCCACCGGGGAGCAACGGGGTCGCATACATCTGCGCGCCTGCGTACATCCCAAGCGCACGATGCCAAGCAACGTGATACCCGTAGCCGCCAGGACTCAAAGCGTTTGAGTCACCGATGGTGATGATGTCAACGCTGTCCGTGCCGTTGACGAGATCGCGCAGAAACGATCCAGCGCGGGAGCTTCCCGTGACCCCCGAAGCATTTTTGGAGATGCTGAAGTTGAAGAGCTGTCGTGTGCGAATTGCTCTCATTGTGTTTCTTGCTTCAGAGGTTAGACCAGAAGCATCCCATTGTGGGCGTGTCGCTCGATTTGAACTGCGCCGTGACGTAAGACGCACCAGCAAGGTCAATCATCGCGTAAGCAGCTTCCACGTTTGCCGCCGCCGCCGTAGCGGGCGAGTACAGGTTAGCCGCAGGAGTTCCAGCGACCTGCGTGATGCTTGAGAAGGGGCGCGTGTTTGCCACATCAATGGTGTAGTTCGCCGTTGACGACGCTGGGGTAGTAAAGCCAAGCGTAAAGTCCGCAAGGACGGTCGGCAAGTACCAGAAGGTCGTGCCAGCGGCATTAAGGTATTTGCGCCAACCAAGGAGCCGCATACCGATTCCGGTATTTGCGGGCGTTCCTGCGTTAATCATGTACGGCATGACGTACAGCAGGGAGGGGTTCGTCCCACTCACCGAGGACGTATTGATGTCCCACAGGAGGGCGGTTCCCGTTGTGCTAGTCGGAGCGGCGTTGAGTAAGAGGGCTTGCGCGGCGGTGTAGGTTGTAGGGACGCTAGCAACCGATGCGTTGCGAAAGTTCTCTTGGGCGGTGTTGATTACGGGCATTTACAGTTCTCCTCTGCGCTTCATGTCGAGCGCAATGGCTACCGCCTGGTCCTGCGGCTTGCCTTCCTTGATAAGTGTTCGGATCTTGTCGCTGACGGCCTTGTCGGCCTTCTCCATGAGCTTGAGGCCGGCCTTGTCCTGCTCGGTCTCTTCGATCTCGGGCTTGGCAAAACCAGCCGCCTTGCGCTGCGTATTCAGTTCATCTCCCATCGCGTCAAGCTGCTCGGAGATGCGCTCAACCTCATCCTGAAGGCGCTGGCTTTCTTCTGCGGTGACTGCTGCGGACAACGACTGCTTCAGAAGTCTGTCGGCCTTCTGCATCAGGTCGTGCATCTTGCGTTCAAGTTCGCGCATGGCTGGCGTAGCAGGCTTGGCGGCGGTGGCCTTCGGGACGCAGTTGGGAACGTCCTTGCCGTCCTTGGTCTTCATGCCCACGGCCTCGTAGCCCTTCCAGCACGCGTCCTCGAGGCCCATCGCGGCCTTCGCGCCGGGGCGGCTTCCGCGATACACGCGCATCTTGGATTCCGCCGCTTCTGTCCGTGCCTCAATGTCCGCACGCGCAGCATCGTTCGGCGCATTTCGCCACGCCTTGTCCCATGCGTTGTGTCGTGCTAGCGCAGTCTTGTACGCAGCGTCACCCGCAGCTCGGATTGTGCGGTCGGACGGGGTGATTTGGTACTGGGAATCTCCGAGAATCTTGCGGCTAACGGCATCGCGGGCGGCAAGAGCGGCGTACTCCGCTTCTGTCACACGAATGGGCGTAATTGCCATCGTGGACTTCTCGCCGGGGCGGGAATGCCGTCCGCTCTCGTAAAGGTTCATCACCTCAATGTTCATCCCCAATTGCTTGCCAAGCTCAAAGAGCCGGCGCATATCCGTCAAGTCGTAACTGTTGCGCTGCTCGGGGTCTTTGTTCATGGCCTTGGCAAGAACGCGAATGTTCTTCTTTGCAAGTTCCGGCTGATCCTTTGCCTGACTTGCAATCCAGCCTAGTTCGGTGGCGTACTTGCCCATCGCAGCCTTCGCGCCGGGGCGAGAGAACACATCGCGGAACTTGCCAGCGCGCTGCGCCTCGTCCATCTGCTCCTGCGTCATCGACTTGGCCTTCTTGCCCGAATCAACGGAGTAGAGGTCGTAACCCGTTGCGCTGCGCTGCACCAAGAACATCTTGCCGGCATTGCTCGTCACGCGCTTGCCATGCCAATCGCCGGCAAAGGTCGCCTTCGCGCCGGGGCGGGAGAAGCCCTTGTATGGCTTCGACAAATCTAGGATTTGAACTCGGAAGGAATGCCAACCCGCTGCGGCTGCACGCTTCTTGACATCTTCCATTTGCGCGGGGGTCTTCGCTTGTGTTGACAGAACCTTTTCATGCAGACGATCTGTCTCACCCTTTGGCAATCCCCAAAGAACATATTCCTTTTCAAACGCCACCTTCTCGCCAGGACGCGCAAACACCCCGAGCCGCTGTTCGATTTCGTTGCGAATGTCGCTCATGCCTTCCATCGTAGCGTCCTCCTATGCGATTTACGCATTCACAAATCCGGGATCGGGAATCTGCCGCGTGTCGATGAGCTGCTGACGCTTCCCGTTGTGCCGCTTAAGCGCGGCGTAGTTCACATTGCCATCCACATCCGTCCACCCGCGCTCAAGGGCGCGCGCCGCCGGCACGGGTATCAGCGCGCAGCGGCAGTTGAAACCGCACGGCGGTGCGATCCCCTGGCGATCAAACATCTCCATCGTGCCGATGTAGCCGTCCAAGCCCTGATGCGTGGGCCGCGTCCGGTTGTCCCCGGTCGCGCTGTATTCCACCAGCGGCACGAACGCCTGCACCTTCGGTTCGCGCAGGGTC